AAAAACTTAGGTGATAATATTGTGTTTGGATCAAGTTCTGCATCTGATAGTTTGGGTCGTTGTTCTGTAAGATCAGCTGGTCACTTCCACATAATAGGTAGGGTCAAAAAAGTAATATTGGGTTCACATCTGACGGATACAACTTTAGATCCTGATTACAAATCTGAAAGAGATTTAGGAGCTATAAAATTTGAGGCTTTATATAGTAATAAATCCGGTTATACTGGCGATGGAAGCTATTCTAAATCCGCATATCCAATGTTTGGATTTTTAAGACAATATCCCACTATCGGTGAAATAGTTATGATATTTCCAGGACCTTCTCCCGATCTTAATGATAATATACAAAATCAAGATCTTTGGTATCTTCCTACATTTGCAGTATGGAACTCTGTTCATCATAATGTTTTTCCAAACATAGAAGAATACGCTAAATATCTAAAAAATGTTAGTAAAGAAAATTTCACAGGTCCTGTTAAGCCTGAAATGCCAAAAATTCCTCAAGGATATACTTTTCAAGAAATAGATGCTGGTATAAGATCATTAAGACCTTTTGAAGGAGATACTATATTTCAAGGCAGATGGGGACAGTCTATAAGAATGGGGTCTAGTGTTTCTCAACTTAAAAAAACAAATAGTTGGTCTTCTGGAAAAGACAAGGATGGAAATCCCATAGATGGAAAACCAATAACTATAATAATAAACGAACAAAGAAAGCTAAATTCAGCAGAAGAAACTTCACCAGTTATTGTAGAAGATATAAATAGAGATGGATCGGCTATTTACTTAACGGCAGGACAAATAATTAATTTAATTGATATTAGTAAATTTCCTCAAAAATCATATTCGTTAGATACATCATTAAGTGAACAAGCTCAGGCTACAATTACAGTTGAGTCTATACCAACAACTAATGAAATGGTTTCTGCTGTAGATCAAGATCAAAGAGCATTAAATAGCGCAAACGGAACATCAGCGGGAAGAGCTCTAGTTAATAGAGGAAATAATGTATAGTATAAATAATATAAAAAATGTTAAATCCTAAATTTCCTTTTGATGGTAATCAAGTGATTCTAACTTCTGATAGAATTGTAATACATTCGAAATCAGATGGAGTGTTTTTATTTGGTAAAGGTATGGTAGCACTATCCTCTACTAAAACAATAAACTTAGATGCAGAAGAGAAGATATTATTGGATTGTAATAAAATAGAATTAGGTCATCAAGCCGAGAATAGGGGTCAACCAATAATGCTAGGAAGAGTTTTTATTAGTAACCTTACTATATTATTGGAATCTTTGCAAGAAGCCGGAAGTTTATTATCTACATCAAGTGAATCTAATGCAGCAGCTTCATTAATGAATATTTCAAGCGCAGGAGATGCAATTTTTGCATCTGCAAAAAGATTGCTAGATATTCTAGATAATGAAGAGAATCCGCAGCATCCGTTATCAAAAGTAACATTTAGCAGATAAATTTTAAACTATGCCTAATTTCGGACCAGTCGGACCACAGTTGCCTCAAGGATATGTTCCAAAGCCGCCTCAAACTAAGCAACAGCAGAGAGCGGCGGCTAATGCGGCTAAAGAAACTAAGAGACTAGAGAAAGAAAAATTTCGATATCCAAAGCAATCAAGTGTTGCTCAAGGATTCGGTAAAATAACTTCTCAAATAAACAGTACAATAAGAAAAATTAGAGAAAAAGTTAACGATGTGTATTATGGTAAAAATCCAGTTAATTCTGGAAGTCGACACGTTAATCCATTAGATTATGGGCTTATAAATGTTTTGAACCTATTATTAGATATAGACGTGTGTTCTATATTTAGCTACGGACTAAATAAGCTTCCTGGAACTCCTCCTTTTGATCCAAAAAATAAAGATCAAGCGTCAAAAACAACTTTAGGAAAAATAAAATGGGAAGTTCAAAATGCAGCATTTCAAATAAAAAAAACAATAGATCAATACTATACAGAATATGCTGATGTTAATAGTAAAGATACTAAGTTGGGATTATTCACTCTTATCCAACAAGTCAATAATCAAATTTCATCTGCTAAAGAATTATTATATTCAGAGCCTCTTTTAAATTCATATCCAGAATTGAATGTTATGAATAATTTCTTAGATAACGCTCAAAAGTATTTTGCAAAATATACAGACATAAATAATTTAAATGATAATAATGTCCAAGAGATTTTAAGTTTCGTTAATAGAACTAAAACAATTTGCTCATCTATAATAGCCTTAAATAATCCAACCGCAGCACTTCAATTCATAGATAGCACATTTGGGACCAGCCTTTCTGAGCAGATAAAAAAATTAGATAAAGTATTAAATCCTAAAAATCTTCCGAAAGCAATAAAAAATCTTACTGATGTAGGCGAAAAGATACAGAATGCATCCAATCAGATATTGCAATACATAAATTATGGAAGATTTATAATCGCTATTGCAACTGTGCTTATAGTAATATTTAAAATAATAAATAAATTTTTAAAAGTTTTAGGCGTTCCAAATATTTTTACCTTCTTAGGATTATCTACCACAATGTCTGAAGCAAATGGAATGGTTATTGATAGAGCAGACTATTTTATGAAAAGATTGTCTGAAATAAACAGCGTATTAAATTCGATATATAATCTTTGTCAAGACTTAACTATAAAAATAGAGACCATTATATCTGGATTTAAACAATTATTGCAAAATATTTTAGATTGTCAGGAAGACGAAACATCTGGTTTATATAACTCAGTTAACGATATTAAAACTCTTATAGCAAAATTAGAAAATACCAGAGATCAATTAGTTGAATTTACTACTACTTACGATAATAATAAAAAGAAAAGTAGAAATACTTTTGGAAATTACACAATAGCTATATTATCTGAGGAATTAGTTGATGAGGGAATTAAAAGAAAGAGACGATACGGAGTCGCACAAGACTCTAATGGTGTAGTAGTAGTAAAAGGAACTCCTACATTTGCATCGGATGATATAGTAATAATTGAAGAAGTAAAGTTATTACTAATATCTAAAAAACTCATACAAAATGTTGCTGCTTCTGCTGCTTCAATTAGTGAGTTAAAAATAATGGAAGAATCATTAAGTTATTTATCTGATACAGATATATCTTTAGACGCGTTAGACATATCTTTTGATACTGTTATAGATGATCCTGATAACGAAGATGAAGATGAAGATGAAGTTGGTCCTGACGGTCTTAATTTAAATGCTTTTGTTTCTAAATTAAAAGGAGGCAAGAAATTAAGAAGAAAAATGAGATTGAAAATGGCTAGACAAAAAATAGAACTTGCTGATCAATTGAGTAAAACGCCACAATCTGGAAAATTCACATCTAAAATAGTTACTAAAAAGAAAAAAGAAGCCTACAATGATGCGATTAAGGGTAAGGAAACAGAAATTGAAATATATAACGATGCTATAAAGAAATACTTAATACTTATGGCAGCAGCAGGTCCGCTAATGATACCTTTCTGGATTAGACTAATAAAGAAAAAGAAAGACCAAATAAAAGCTTGTCAAAAAGTAATAGCCGATTATCAAAGACAAATAGCATCATTAAAATAAATTAAAACAATATTTATAAGATATGGCAAAAATAGATTTACTTAGAAAACTAATAAGAGAAGAAGTTAAAGCTGCTCTTAGAGAAGAATTACCTAAAATAATTAATGAGAATCTCAGCGTTCCAAAATCAGGGGTTAATAATATTATTAACGAAATGAAGAAATCTCAATTTCCAATAACTCTTAATACTGTTGAGACATATAAAAAAAGACCTGATACTCAATTCACCAAGTCTTCTCATTTAAATGCTATATTAAATGAAACTGCTATGTCAATGCAACCTGATGATATAGAAACATTGAGTTATACATCGGACATGGTAAATCCAACTTCATTTTTTCAACCGAAAGATGCAACAGTAGGAGATATAAATGGAATGTTGTCTACTGCTCGCCCAAGTTCTGATATTTCAATGGTTCAAATTAATGAGGTACCTGATTATTCTGGACTTATGAAAAATTTAATTAGCAAAGGCGCTATATAATATGGCTTATCAATTAAGACAAATATCACCTTTAGATTTAAAAAAATCTACTGCAATTGGAGTTAAAGTTCCATTTAGTTCCCCATCAGCTTTTACTAGCGTATATACTACAAAAGAACAGATTAAGTATAATATAATTAATTTTTTATTGACAGATAAAAGAGAAAGACCCCTAAATCCTACATTTGGGGCGGGTCTAAGATCTAAAATATTTGAACAGATAAGTACTGAAACAATCTCTGACTTACAACAATCGATCACTAATCAAGTAGAGAATAATTTTCCAAATGTGAAAGTAAAAGATTTAAATATTATAGGCGATCCTAATAATAGCTCTATAAATATAAAATTTAGTTACGTAATATTATCGACCTCAGAAACAGACTCAGCTAACATAGTAATACAAAATGCTTAAAAATGGCAAATAATAAAGACATAAAATATTTAAATAAAGATTTTACTACATTCAAATCAGATTTAGTAGAATACGCAAAATCTTATTTTCCTACAGTCTATAACGATTTCACGCAAGCATCGCCGGGTTCTATGTTTATAGAAATGGCTGCTTATGTTGGAGATGTATTATCTTTTTATCTAGATAATCAATTACAAGAAACGTTTTTACAATACGCAAAACAAGATAATAATTTATATCCTTTAGCGTATATGTTAGGTTATAGACCGAAAGTTACATCAGCTGCCATCGCAGATTTAGATGTTTTTCAAATAGTTCCATCTACATTATCAGGGGGAAATTATATTCCCGATTTTACATATGCTATGGTCATTCAATCTGGCATGCAAGTAAAATCAAATACTAATAATTCAAGTTTTTTTTATATTCCGAATAAAATAGATTTCACAACATCATCTTCATATGATCCAACAACGGTATCAGTGTATAAATCAGTTAGCGGAAATCCATCTCAATTTTTATTGACTAAAAAAGCGAAAGCCATTTCAGGAGAAATAAAAACAAAAACTTTCACTTTTGGAACTGCACAAAGATTTTCTACAATAACTATATCAGATTCTAATATTATTAATATAGTAGATGTAACTGATAGTGATGGTAATAAATGGTACGAAGTGCCTTATTTAGCTCAAGACTATATTTTAAATGCTGTTCAAAATACAGCAGCAAATTACCCATCTTTCTATCAACAAAGCAGTCAAGTTCCATATATGCTTGAAAAACTTCAAGTTCCTAGAAGGTTTACTACTAGATTTCAATCAAATGAATCTTTAGTAATGGAATTTGGATCAGGCATCAATAGTGTAGCTGATACAGCTATTATACCGAATCCAAACAATATAAGCGTTGGATTGACTGCAGGATTAAGCACTTTCACGCAGTCATTTGATCCAACAAATTTTGTTACAACACAAACATACGGTTTAGCTCCTAAAAATATTACACTAACAGTAAAATATATAGTTGGAGGTGGAGCGTCTGCAAACGCTTTGTCAAATGAATTAACAGTTCCTGTTTCATTTACTGCTACAGGAAATACTACATATCAAGGAACAGTAGCAACTAACAATTCGAATCCTGCGAGTGGAGGTGGAGATGGAGACAGTATAGAAGAGATAAGACTTAATACAGCTGCAGAATTTCCTACACAATTAAGAACAGTAACCCAACAGGATTATTTAGCTCGAGCTTTAAGCATGCCAGCTCAATACGGAAAAATTTCAAAAGCATATGTATCTAAAGATGACGCAACTTTTTCAAAATACTCAGGAAATGATAGTACTCAAAAAGATCCAATACTAGTTAGCTTATATGTTCTCGGTTTAGATACCAATGGAAACTTACTATCTCCGTCAATAGCATTGATGAATAATTTAAAATCGTATATATCAGAATACAGAATGTTAACCGATGCAATAAATATAAAATCAGCGTACGTAGTAAATATCGGTTGCAATTTTGATGTTATAATAAACTCTAATTATTCAAGTCAAGATGTTTTAGCTAGATGTTTAACTACTATGAATGATTATTTTAATATAAATAATTGGCAAATAAATGAACCAATAATACTATCTAATATATATTCAATGATAGATCAAATTGAGGGAGTTCAAACAGTTAAAAAAGTAGAAATAGTAAATAAAACAGGAGAGATTTTAGGGTATTCTAAATATTCTTACGATATTAATGGTGCAACTGTTAATGGTACTATATATCCCTCTTTAGATCCATGCATTTTTGAAGTAAAATATCCTAATACAGATATTCAAGGTCGAGTTGTAACTTTTTAAAATTAATTATAAATGTCAGTATATAAAATATTTCCAGATTCAGACACAACCCTTTATTCATCGTATCCTAGTCAAAATACTGGATTAGACGAAATATTAGAAGTCTCTGTAAAAAATTCTACAGCGGTTTCTTTAGAGGATATTAGAAGATCTATTATTAAATTTAGCGATGTAGATTTACAAACTTTGCAAAGTATAAAGGGTAGTAGTAATTATGACGTTTATCTTAGATTATTTCTAGCTAATGCTGAAAATTTAAATACTACATATAACTTAAATTTCCATCAAGTCGACACTCAATGGTCTATGGGAACTGGTAAATTTTCCGACAGTCCAATAATAACGAATGGAGCTAATTGGTACGGTACTGGATCATATATATCAGCTACAAATAATTGGCCCAATGCATCATATGTTACTACTCCTGGTGGTGGATCTTGGATTGGCACTACAATATCTCAAAGTTTTTCATATAACGATAACAAAGATATTAATGTGAAAGTTACTTCTTTTTTCTCTAATTGGATAGCTGGCAGTACAAATGCTGGGATATTAATAAAACATTCAGGAAGTGTAGAAACAAATACAAAGAGTTATAAAGTTTTAAATTTCTTTAGTAAAGATACTCATACTATATTTCCTCCATGTTTGGAAATACGTTGGGATGACGCAATATTTAATACGGGAAGTTTATCGGTAATAAGTGATAATAATACAGAATTTGCTATTGCTAATAATCCTTACACAATAAAATCAACAACTGATAAATATAAGTTTAGAATAGCGGCTAGAGATAAATATCCAACAAGAGTATTTACAACATCATCATTCTATCTAAATAATAAAGCTCTTCCATCTTCCTCTTTTTGGGCTATTCAAGATGTAAAAACAGAAGACATGATTATAGATTTTAATGTTCCATATACAAGAATAAGCTGTGATCCTACAGGAAGTTTTTTTAATTCATATATGAGCGGTCTTGAACCTGAAAGATATTATAAAATATTAATAAAATATGTATTAAATTCTGGTGAATCCGTTGTTATTGACAATAATTCTATTTTTAAAATTGTAAGATAGTGGAAAAAACTAAATTAGTAAAAAAAGTAAGAGGCATAAATACGTATAGAAATGTTATTGATACTGAATTTCATGAGTTATTAATACCTGCTATTCCAGAACAACAAAATACGGTAACAATCTCTGAATTTTTTAGTTATTACGATCAATTATTTTATGATATTCCTGTAACAGGAGAAAATTCTCATACTACTCTTGTTGAAAGAAGCCAGCAATACATAGGCGGAGGAATTAATGATCCAGAGAAACAAGCTTTAGTTGAAGAAATAAATAGTTTAAGACAACAAATTATAGATCTATCTCAAACATATATAACAGTTGGAGATTTAACTAAATAAAAAATATATTAATGGAAATAGTTAGAGTTTTATATAACGGTAACGGTGAAATTGCTCAAGAGTATTCTCAAAAAGATGATTCACTAATTACCAATAATTTTATAAACACTTCTTTTGGTGATACAAATGATGTAATTGAATATTTTATTACAGATGAAAATGGTATACAGTTAAAATATAACTATGATTCAAAAGATTACTATACTGAGGGAGAAGTAAATTCAGGAACTAATAAATTTACGCAAATACTCCTAGATCCAGAAAAAGATATTAGAGAAAATGGTTTTACACGAGGAAAAACCACCATACAATATAACTTTTTTAAAAATTTATTTAATTCTACTTTTCAAAATAGATATTGGATAAAAGAAATATCAAATTCTAGATTAGAATTAAAGTTGTCTTCTCAAATAATATCAGGAGATGATATGTCTAGAGGAGTGCAATCTTACCAAATATACTCTTCTCAAAAAAATTATTATAGCGATTTTTATATAAACTTCGGAAATAATGATTTAGTTATCGCTGTTAACGCTGCATACGTAAATGATAATGGTAATAGTTATCTACTTATAAAACTATATGAACCTCTTCCTACGGATTTTGACATAAAATCCTCTCTTTGGATAGTTGATAAATTAGGAGATTCTGTAGCATATGAAGTAGATATACAAGTAGAAGCAGAACAATTAGCGGACGATAATAGATTAAGGGGCCCCAATTTTAAAATAAAAATTGCAGACAAAATTGGCCAATCAACTCCTTATTATTCATATAATAGTTTATTTTCTTCACCCATATCTTCGTCTATTCAGCAACTTATGTCTTATTACGAAGACAAAGCCATATCAATAAATGTAGATTATAGTGATTTTAGTAATTTTATACATTTTTCTAGCGCAACAGAAAGAGTTAATAATTTTGTATATAAACTAGGGTTAATAGAGAATTATAATAAACAAATATATTCTCAATCTGTAATAATAGGAAATGGAACTATTATATCGAGTTCAATACAAACTATAAAAAGTAATATAGACAATATAATAAATAAATTTGATCCTTACGAATATTATTTGTATTACACCTCAGAGTCTTTTTCTTGGCCAAAAAGCACTTCAACAAAACCATATTCTATATATTCGGTATCCTCTTCAGTTGCTTTAAATTGGTTAGGATCTGAAAATACTTTACCGTCTATTGCAGGACCATCTATATTATATTCTGCATCTTACTATGACGATACTAATAAAGATATTTTAAGCAAAACAGCGGTTCCTCAATATATAATAGATGATCCAAATAATGAACCATACATAGCTTTTTTAGATATGATTGGACAACACTTCGATAATATTTGGATATATTATAAAGATATTAGTAATAGATATAATGCTACGAATAATCCAAATACAGGTGTCTCAATGGATTTAGTTGCCGATTGTTTAAGAGGATTGGGTATAGAATTATATACTAATACAAACCTATCAGATAACGTATTCTATAGTTTATTTGGATATAATCAAGATGGTTCTTTATTACCTCCAACGGGATCTGAAAAATATATAAATTACGTTACCTCTAGTTTAACTACGCTTCCTTACGATCGAACAACTAAAGAAATATATAAAAGAATATATCACAATTTACCGTATCTATTAAAAACAAAAGGTACAGCAAGAGGTATAAAAGCTCTAATCTCTTGCTATGGAATACCAGAAACAATACTTTCTCCTACAGAATTTGGAGGATACGATAGAACAACAACTATAGGATTAATAGATGAGAATACTAATAAAATTACTATAATTCCTACAGGAAGTAATGAACTTTCTCAATCTTTATTATCTCCATATTCAACTTTACAAATATTCGATAATGATAATAGAAAAAATAGTAATAATTTAGAAATAGGCTTTTCGCCTTCTGACACGATAAATACTAATATAAGTTCATCAGTAGGATATTTCAACATAGATAATTTAATCGGTAATCCAGCTTTACAATATTCTGGTTCGTATACAACTTTAGATGCATATAGAGAGAATTATTTTACTTCGTATACAAATAAACATTCTGTTTGGGAATATATAAGATTATTAAAATTTTATAATAATTCTCTATTCAAAATGATAAAAGATTTCGTTCCAGCTCGATCAAATATTTCTACTGGAGTGATCATAAAGCCTCATATATTAGAAAGAAGTAAATACGCAAGACACGAACCATCTATGTCCTTTCAGAATTATTCTGGATCTATAGATACAGCGTTCATAACGGCATCAGCCGCTACTAGTTATACTGGAGATACTACTCACTATAGATTAATTACGTCTTCGCTAGGATACATACCTGCCACCGAATCTTTTGGATTTGAAAAATATACTGGTCAATACCAAGGTACTAAAATATACGTAACAAGTTTGAATAGCGTGGGTGATCAAACTGAAGTGTCTAAAAATGCTATAACTTCTAGTAGAATTAATTTTGGAGCAACTTACCAAAATATAACTGCATCGGTAAGATCTCAAAAATATTTAGATTTAGATTATGGATACAATGCATTAGTACCGGTTAACTTTGGAATTATTACGAAATCTATAAACGATTCTCAAATAAATAATTATCAAACATATACCAATAAAAATAACCCATACGCTGAATTACAAGATTTCAATTACTTCGCTCAAAGAAGTACAATACAAAGATACTATGGATCTAAAGTAGAGAGTTTACGATATAATAACTATTCCACAGCTTCTTCAACATGGGGAGGAGATACGTCTTACGGCAATTCTCCAGTCATAGACCTAAGAACATCTAAATTAGCATTATTTACTCAAATATTTACTAGCTCTTTTTTTCCTGGTGAGGTTAACGCTACTCTTGCATATTTAGTGGATAGAAAAACTGGTCTTTATGAACTCAATCAATTAAATAATAATTGGTTCGAAGTTCAAAATACTTTTAAAGCAGGAAGAACATTAACAATAAAACAATTTGATAATAAAAAATATAGCAATCAAAAACTCACTGATGGAGAAAAATCTCTTTTTGAAAGCGGATATAGATACGTTCCGACTTTATATGCATCTCAAACCACAGATACGAAAGTTTATTTCAGTTACGCAACGACTCCATTAGTTAGGTCAACAGCAACAAATGTAGCAGAAGATCTAGGAATTGTTACGTATAATAGATACATATCAGGTAGTGCATTCCAACCTAGATATGGTGCAATTAGATCTGGTAATGGTTATACGGCTTCTATATATAATATATTTGATACGGAGATAGAAGATCAAGCGGATTCATATGTAGTAGGAAATGTAGTCTCATTAACCTCAGGTAGTTATCAAATTCAACGTCCTGGGGATTACACTGTAGATATTTCATTGAATGTACAATATACTGTGTCTAGTAGTTTAGAAAGTGGATCTCTTGGGTTTTATGTATATAAAAACGGAATTTTAGTTGGAAGCCAAAATAGAATATACGATCCTAATGGTAATTGGCCAAATTGTTTTACCACTCAACCCAATGGACCTACTACAGTATCTGATTATAATAATTACAGTGTTAAATTATATAGAACCAGCGGTACTAACATAGGCGCAGATGTTGAATATGTTGGAACTGATAGATTCTATTATCAACAGAAATATTTAATGCCACAAGGTAACTACACAGCCAGTTTGACTATAAACTTCATGAAAGGCGCTAATGATACTCTTACTACTAATTATATAATCCCATTTTCTAGTAGTACAGATGGATATTTTGTTACTAGTTCTTGGAATACTGATTTTAATGCTAGTTATCCAAATATAGGAGCAACTTCAATACAAACACCCGCTCCAACTATCGTAAATGGATCAGCAGGAAGCGTAAAAATAGTGTTTAAATTCTATGGAACCGGTCCAACTTACACAAGTTTAGATACTAAAAAGAATATAGCACAACTTGCTAAAGGATATATTAGCTTAACTACACCCGGTGCTGATAGACTTAATGCTATTACCCCATTTGGATTAAACGGATATGCTACATTAACATATAGATATTCTGCGCCACCTTTTGGAATAATTAATAGCTATTGGGGTGTTTCTGTTATACCTAATTCGAGATCAGGTGGATATACCCCTCCGACTCCATGTATATATATAGACAATTAAAAATTAATAAATGCCAGCATATTCAGGATCACTATCATACGACTTATCAGTTACAATACCACAATGCTATCCTGGTGATGTGATATCTATAGATTTTCGAGCAAATAATTCTCCAACTAGTAATAATTTTACTATGTCAATGGATGAAGGTAGTCTTACAATAGATATATCTCCTGCATTGAATGGAGCTTATCCATTTGCAACTTCTAGTGTAGACTATGGAAATTTCATAACAAGTATAACATCTCCTAATTTAATAGTATTTAATGATTCTTTATCCGCCTTTAGCGGTCCATATTATACTCAAGTTCCTAATTTTTTATCTGGATCTTATCCAAATGAATTATCTATAACAAGTAGTCTATATTCTAAATATGGAGATATAGATTATTCTTTCGATCCTCAACCCAATGATAGAATGTTATTAGGATCTTCAGATGGTAGATTTCAAATATTAACTATATTGACTTCGGATTATACGAGAAATAGCGGTTTGAGAATAACTACAGGGGAGATGATAAATCCGTGGTTTGTTTCAAATTATAGCAAAATATCAACTATTTTAATAACTAAAAAATTACCAGATGAAACAAATATAATAGTTAAATATAAAAAACCCCCGGGTTCTACGTCTTATGGATTTCTAATACCAGATGATATTAATTTAAACGTATTACAAAGTATAGGAACAATACAATCTAACGTTATACAACAATTATTGTCAACTCAACAAAATAGCGGATAGCGATAATTTTTAAAAATCAAATATTTATAATAAACAAATAAACAAATAATATGTCATACTTAAGTAGTACATCAGTGGTAGTAGATGCTATACTCACAAAAAAAGGAAGAGAGCTTTTAGCAAGAAACGATGGTTCATTTAATATCACCCAATTCTCAGTATCTGATGATGAAGTAGATTATAGTCTATATAATCCAAACCATCCATCCGGATCTGCTTTTTATGGAGAAGCAATAGAAAATATGCCGATTCTTCAAGCTTATCCCAACGATCAAGAGATAATGAGATATAAATTAATCACTCTTCCGAGAGGCACTGCTAAATTACCTATAATAGATTTAGGATATAACAATATTGTTATAAAGCAAGGATCTTCTCTATCGGTTACACCTCAAACTCTTAATTATTTAGGAGCAAATACTTCATTTGAACAATCAGGATACGTTGCAACTATAGGAGATGTACGAACAATGTCTACATTTACAGGAGTCGGTATTAATACTCCAGAAGCTACGGCTTTAAATTCTACTACAACTATTGGAACAAACGTAAGTCAAACGGTAATTGGAACAACAATAAATTTAACCTCAACCACAGTAAATACATTATTTGGAAATAATACCATATTGTATACCACTTTAACTGTTGTAGGTAGAGACTCAGGAGCAAGAATATCAATCCCAGTACAAATCACAAAAGTAACACAATAATAAAATATGTCATTTACAAAATTCGATCCAACAGATCTAGTAATATCATCAGATGCAGTAACAGCTCCTGCATGGAGTAGTAATTTACCAACATTAACTTCTTTTTTTACGGGGTCTAATGTGAGTGCTAGTAATTATTATGTAGACGTGTATAATACCGCATCATCAAATATTAATGCAGCCGTGCAATTTTCTATAGCGTATGGACACATATATGGAACCGGTTCGGTGCCATTAAATAGTCTAGTTGCAAGTTATACTCCAACAAGAACTAATTTTGGACAATTTAGAAATATAATATATGGAGATAATGAGACTAATGTTAATTTTGGAACAGGTATGACAGCTTCTGCAGATTTAATTGCTTTGGCTATCGATAGAAATAGATATAAAGAAAGCTTATTTCCTGGAACTTTCAATTTGACATTGACTTCTGGTTCTACAACATTAAAATTAACTGATAATTCTAACGATGTGTCAACAGTTACATATTTAGATTGCGGTAGAGCCTATCAGATAGTATCTGGTTCTAATGGATCTGCTGCGAGTTCTCCACTAATAACAGGAGCTCCTGCTGTTGGATATACTGGAACTGGATCTTATGGATTATTTTTGCCTGATATCGGTCTTATTGTTTTAAATCCTTATGCATTAAGAGCTGATACTACTAAAGGTGGATTAGGATTGGTGCTTTCTACAACAGTCGGATCTACCGCTGTTAACCATTATAATAATTACGAGATATTTAAAACAATATCTTCAGGAAGTAATTTTCAATTAAATTCTCAAGAGACAATATCTTCTGATTATATATTTGTAAGAATTAAAAATTCTGAATATAATTACACTACTAATCCTTCATTTATAACGGGATCGGGAAATTTACTATATTCTAATTACATATACAATCCACAAACCTATATTACAACAGTTGGTATGTACAATAATAACAACGAATTGTTAGCAGTAGCAAAACTGTCTAGACCACTTGTAAAAGATTTCACCAAAGAGGCGTTGATTAGAATAAAGCTAGACTGGTAATTTAAAAACAAATGAGTAGAGCATCAAATACATTAAAGGCATCAGATATTTCAATTACGCCTATAAAATTGAAATATGCTTTTACAGCTTCTAGCAATACATACTCTAGCTATGGTATTTCTGTAGGAAGCGGCTCAAACGGGCCTGTTACCATAACAGGCTCAGTCGCACAAAGTACTATAAACTATAGAACCATACGTCAGCTATATTATCAAAATTGGTTAACCGGATCTCTAAATTTCTCAGCTAGCTATTGGGATTCTAATACGCAATCGACCGCGTGTTCTGGTTCTACCGAATATGAATATCGATATATCAATACATCTAATGGAGCTAGAATATCTTATATAAGCATTCCACCAAACGGTTTTGGAGAACAAATATCTAGAAACTCCCTATCTATCAAAGCAACCAGTGGAGCCGGTAATCCATATACATTTAATTTCTCAGATGATGGAAATGGAAATATAACTGGATCTGTTAATTCTGTAGATTATGGACAAGTCGGCAATGTTATATATTCTCAAGGCATGATCATTATAACAGATCCTGCAAGAGTTGTTTTAGATTGCATAACTGGATCGTACACAACCTGTTCTTTTTTGGCAGAAACAACGATATACCAAAACGAATATAGGTGTCGTATATCTGAAAACGATTTCAATTATACTACTAATCCTAGCGCTGTAACATCTTCTTTAGGCAATACAGGATCTTATATAAATGCAATAACAGGCTCTGATTTTAGACCTTACGCAACTTGCGTTGGTTTATATAATGCAAGAAATGAATTGCTTATTGTAGGTAAACTATCTACACCGTATCCTATATCTCCAAATACAGATATGACTTTCGTAGTAAGATACGATAGCTAGATATTTATAATAAAGGCTATGACAAATTGGTTGTATCAAGGTCAAGAGTACCTCGCTTTAGAAGACTTTCCAGAAAACTGTATTGGTTTCGTTTACAAAATCTATAACGTAGACACCGGAAAGATCTACATTGGAAAGAAAATCCTAAGAAATCTACTTACAAAGAAACTCACTCTCAAAGAGAAATCTGAGTGGAGCAAACCAGGAAAAGTTCCTAGCAAAACAAAAGTAGTCAAAGAATCAGATTGGGCAAAATACTACGGCAGTTGCAAACCACTTTTAGAAGACGTTAAGGTTTTAGGACCTCACAAATTCAAGAGAGAGATTATCGAATTCTGCTTTTCAAAAAAACAATTATCGTACTACGAAGTGTTCTATCAAATGGTATACGAAGTGCTTTCTACAGATTCATACAATGAGAATATTGGGGGCAAATGGTTCAGAAGGGACGTCAAGCAACTAACTGAAAATCAATAAGTTATAACTAATTGGTTATCAATGACATACCCGTCTCATTTGGAGCTCACCCTTTAATCATGGTCTAACTAAAAAAGCTCATTTATAGTAACTATAGGACAAAAACAAAGGGAGCTACCATGAGCTCCCCATCAATTATGTGATAGTTTATTTATTATAGATCTAATAATTATAAAAAAAAGCTATCTCTATGGGCTAAAATTGATTCAATATTACCCAACTCCGGGTGTTCATCGGTTAAAAAAGTAAACGCTATATCAAAAGCTTCATCAAAATCGTTTTTATAAGATAAATCAAAGCTATAATCTTTAGCA